CTGGGACAGCTGGATAAGTTCACAACATCGTTCATGAGCAAGGTGGATGCAATTGCGACAAAGTTCAGTCCAGAAACGATTCTGGAACAGCTGGATAAGTTTACAACATCGTTCATGGGTAAGGTGGATGCAATTGCGGCAAAGTTCAGTCCAGAAACAATTTTGTCCCAGCTGGATAAGTTTACAACATCATTCATGAATAAGGTGGATGCAATCGCCACGAAATTCAGTCCGGAGACGCTTCTAAAACAGCTGGACAAGTTTACAGGCTCATTTATGAAGAAAGTAGACGAAATCGCAAGTAAATTCAGTCCTGAAGCCATTTTTAAGCAGCTAGACAAATTTACAGGCTCATTTATGAAAAAAGTGGACGATGTCGTAAGTAAATTCAGCCCTGAAGTCATTTTTAAGCAGCTAGACAAATTTACAGGCTCATTTATGAAAAAAGTGGACGATGTCGTAAGTAAATTCAGTCCTGAAGCTATTTTTAAGCAGCTGGACAAATTTGCAGATTCCTTTATGAAAAAAGTAGATGATATTGTAAGCAAATTTAGCCCGGCAACCATTTTTAACGAACTGGATAAGTTTGCAGATTCCTTTATGAAAAAAGTGGACGATGTCGTAAGTAAATTCAGCCCAGAAACCATTTTTAACGAACTGGACAAGTTTACAGACTCCTTTATGAAAAAAGTGGATGATATCGTGAGTAAATTCAGTCCGGACGCGATTCTCACTAAAGCAGAAGACTTTTTAACAAATATTGTTGACAAAATCTCTGAAAAATTCAATTTCCTCAACCCAGATAAAATCGCGAATAAAGCAGAAAAATTTTTTGATAATATTGTCTCAAAAATCGCGAAAAAATTTGAGAAATTCAGTCCTGATAAAATTATTGAAAAAGTGGGAGAGTTTTTTGAAAAGATTATAAAAGGCATTGCTGAAAAGCTAGTGAATCTGGATTTTGGAGGACTGCTTGGCGGCAAATCCAGCGGAAGTAAAGGCAAACAAAAAGCCTCAAAAGCCAATACAAATCTTTCAACTTCAAACAACTCAAACCGCACTAAAAAACCTTCTATGAATCAAAAAGCGTCAGGCTCTAAATCGAAGAAGTCAGGCGGAAAATGGGGCGGGGCTTGCGGATGCTGCTGTGCCGGAATCAGTACAGGCAAAAGCAAAAAAGTCAAAAATAGAAACGGTTCATCAAACAAAGGCAATAAATCAAATCCTGTGAATACGCCTAAATCGGCAAAAGCAGCTAAAGGCGGATCAGGCAAAGGTTTTTCAGGCCTTCTGAAAACATTGGGAGAATCAAAAGGTTTGAAGGGCGGACTGAAGGGCTTAAAAGGAGCTGCAAAGGGAATACCGGGATTAGGCGAAATTTTGTCTCTTACTGACTTAGCCGGAATCAATAAGGATAATGCCGGTGAAAAGGTAGGTTCAGCCGGCGGAGGTTTAGCAGGAGCAGCTGCCGGAGCGGCTATTGGAAGCGTTGTGCCGGGAGTCGGAACCGCTATTGGTGGTGTTGTAGGAGGAATTGCCGGCACTTTCGGTGGTGAAAGTTTAGGGAAGGCAATTGATGCCGGCGCTCTAAATGATACATGGAACAGCATTACAGAGGGTGCGCAAAATGCCTGGTCAGCCATTCAGGGTACTTGGGGAACTGTATCAACATGGTTTACGGATAATGTTTGGACACCAGTGTCATCCGCGGTTATGGGAGTGGCTACAAGTATATGGTCAAACATCGTAAACGCATGGACAACGATACAAACAATTTTCAGTACCGTATCAACATGGTTTATGGACAATGTTTGGACACCGGTGTCATCCGCGGTTGTTGGTGTGGCTACAGCCATATGGTCTAAAATTGTAAACGCATGGACGACGATTAAAAATGTGTTCAGTACAGTTGCTTCATGGTTTATGAGCAATGTGTGGGGACCAGTCAAATCGGCTGTTATCGGAGCGGCAACCACAATATGGGATAAAATGACCGGCGCTTGGACTAAAATTAAGAGTGTGTTCAGTACGGTATCGGGATGGTTCATGGATATAGTCTGGAACCCGGTGAAAAATACAGTCTTAGATGTAGGCAAGGGAATTTCTGACGCTTTCAAAAAAGCTATAGACACCGTTAAGAACATTTGGAAGGGCCTGAGCGGCTGGTTTAAAAAGAATATTCAAGAACCTCTTACAAAGGTTGGAGAAGCCATTTCAGATGCTTTTTCTAAAGCGTTCGGCTGGGTGAAGCAAATCTGGGATAAAGCTGGCGGCGTAGCTAGTAAAGTGATTAATTTTGTAACCGGCGGCGGAGATCCGAATAAAGGTAAGGATCCGGATAAAAAAGCCACAGGCGGCTACATCACCAAACCAACCATCTCTTGGATCGGTGAAGCCGGCAAGGAATTCGTTATCCCGGTTGATAACAACCGAGGCCGGGGGAAGATGCTTCTTTCTCAAGCGGCGTCTAAGCTGGGTATGCAAGTCGTAGACGACATGGGAGCCGCTTCGTCTTCCAGTGGAAATCCGGTATCTGTTTCAGGAGGAGCAGCTTCCAGTCCGTTATCAGGATCAGCCTCTCCATCAATGGACACTGCAAATCTTACAGGCCAAGCGTCCACACTCGGACAGCAATTTTCAGAAGGGTTTGGTAAAGGCATCAGCAATCAGCCAGTCAAAATGGAAGACTGGAAAAAGAAAAACATCAATACGCCATTTACACAAATGATTTCTTCTTCACAAAATTACGGAAAACAGATGGTAAGCGGCTATGCTAAGGGGCAAAACGGCACAGCAACCGGAACAGACGGCTTTTTGCAATCAAAAGTTAAAACACCGTTCCAAGCTACTGTGAACAAATCGTCCTCATGGGGCACAGAAACGGTCAAAGGCTTTGCGCAAGGACAAAACTCAACCCAAACAGGGACAGCACAATATGTTAGCACACATGTTGACAAACCGTTCCTGCGTTCAAAAGACACATCGAATAGCTGGGGTTCAGGCATGGTCGGAAACTTTGTGACAGGCATGAATTCTAAATCCAGTGAAGTGAAACAAGCTGCAAAGGATATGGCGAAGAGAGTGGAACAGGCTTTTCGCGAGGAATTAGATATCCATTCACCTTCCCGCGTCATGATGAGCTTGGGGCGTTTTGCTTCAATCGGTGTTGTCAAAGGTCTTGGGTCAGTAGATGTAAAGAAATATGCTGAAAAACAAGCTGGATCACTGGCTGCTGCTTATTCAGGGATGGGCGCTATGAGCGGGAACGTGAAACAGTGGATTATGGCCGCTCTCATGGCCACAAAGACACCGATGAGCTGGCTTCCGGGACTAATGACAATTGCACAGCATGAATCCGGAGGCAACCCGAACGCAATCAACCTTTGGGACAGCAACGCAAAAGCGGGGCATCCGTCACAAGGGCTCATGCAGACAATCCCAAGCACCTTTAATGATCATAAAGCACCAAGTATGGGTAACATTAAAAACCCGATTCACAACGCAGCTGCTGCGATCGGCTACATTAAAAGCAGATACGGGTCGATCAACAATGTGCCGGGGATTAAAAGCTTGAATCATGGCGGGCCGTATGTTGGATATGCCAACGGCGGGCTGATTACAAAAGAACAAATTGCCCGTGTCGGTGAAGGAAACAAGAGGGAATGGATCATTCCGGAGGAGCGGGGCATACGCGGTCGCTATCTCCTTCAGAAAGCGGCGCAAGCTCTGGGTATGGAAGTGACAGATCCATCTCAATCCCAGTCTGACCTTTCTTCAGGACAAGTTTCAGCCATTACTGCTGGAACCCGGCAAACGATACACACAGCCGGAACGAAAGAAATTAAGATTGAGTTTAACGGCGATCAGCATTTCCATAATGAACAGGACGCTGACAGCCTAGTAGCGAAAATCAAGCAGGCATTACTTGATGAATTACAAAAAGATATTAACACTGGAACAAAGGGGGTCGTGGCTTTTGACTAAGTCTGTCTATGAATTTTGGATATCACAGGGAAAAGAAAAGCTGCGATTCCCTGTTCTTCCTGAAGCGATTGACATGGCGAATAGTGTACAAAATGACTCAGTAAAGATAACAGGACTTGGTGAACTAACGTTTATTGAAGAACCCGGAGCGAAAGAAATTTCATTTTCTTCTTTTTTTCCAAAAAAGTATACGCCGATAGCTGAATATCAAAATCTCCCGTCTCCGGAAAATGCCATTGCGAAAATTGAAAAATGGATGAAGGCTAAAAAGCCTGTCCAATTTTTAATTACAGGAACAAAAATCAATATGACATGCAGCATTGAAAGCCTTAAATACAGTGAAGGAGACAATGAGATAGGAGATAGGGATTTTGATATTGTACTAAAAGAATACAAAACTGCTTCCCCCCGAAAAATCAAGCAGAAGAAAAAAACAAAGGCAAAACGCCCGTCGAAGTCATCTCCGAAAACGTACACAGTAAAAAAGGGAGACACACTATGGGACATTGCCGGCAGGTTTTACGGGAAAAGCACGCAATGGCGCAAAATTTGGAACGCCAATAAAACAGCAATGATCAAACGAAGCAAACGGAATATCAGGCAGCCGGGCCACTGGATTTTTCCCGGCCAAAAATTAAAGATACCGCAATGAAACAGGTGATGTATGATGATTGAACTGTTCGTCATTAAAGACACAGAGTGGCTTGAGCTGGTTGCAGAAAGCGTATCGCTGGAAGGCCACCGTTATCAGGCGCCGCGCTCCATAGAAGCGACCATCGTCATCAAACAGGGCGACCAGACGTATTACAGCGTCACTGAAGGAGATACTGTCTTGTTTAAGTGGAAGGGAAAAGAGCTTTTTCGTGGTATTGTTTTTGCTAGAACCCCGGACGAGCATACGCTTGCTTTCAGCGCATACGATATGCTTCAGTACCTGGTCAAAAATCAGGATGTGTACGTGTTTTCCAATCAGCGTGCTGATCAGATGATCAAAAGGATCGCCAACGATTTTCAAATACCGACGACCTCGATTGCGAATACAGGCCATACGATTAAAAGCCTCGTCATTAAAAATGATACGACCCTGTATGACATCATATTAAAAGCGTTGAAACAGACGAAAAGCCAGACAGGCCGACATTATCAGCTGTATTCGAAAAAAGGAAAGCTCGGTCTGCGCGCTTGGCCAGATCCGTCAGAGGTATGGGTGCTGGAAACAGGCGTCAACATCACGGGCTACCAATTCAGCACTTCTATAAACGACACTGCCACACGGGTGGTGCTCCGCCGGCAGAAGGACAATAAGACGTATAAAGCGTCTGCCAAGGACAGTTCAGGCGTAAACAAATACGGTGTGCTTCAATATACAGAAACGGTCACAGATGACATCAACCAGGCACAGCTTCAGCAGCGGGCAGATGTACGCCTTGCTGAAAAAAAGGGCGTGAAAAAAGAACTGAAAAATATTCAGGCAGTCGGTATCCCGGAAGTGCAAAGCGGATTGCCTGTCTATATTTCCATTCCGGAAGCCGGGATCAAGAAAACCTACTGGGTAGATACGGACCGGCACGAGTTTAAAGGAACGAAACATACGATGACCATTGATGTTGTCGAAAAGAATACGATGCCGGAAGGAGTTTCCTGATGAGATTGAGTGAGGCTATTAAACATTTGGCCGTTGGCGCAGTTGACGCTGAGTCTCCGGTGGAGCTGCTGCCAGCTGAGGTTGTTTCGGTTTCTCCTGTGGAAATCAAATTAAAAGAAAACAGCAAACTGATCATACCGGCTGACGCGATCATCATCCCAAAACGGATGCAGTCCGGAGGAGACGATGTACTCGAGCCGGGCGATCGCGTCATGACCGCGGCTCTGACTGGCGGGCAATCGTTTTTTATTTTAGATAAATTATAGACAAACCGCTTCGCATGAAGGGGTTTTTATTTAGCTTGTAAAAAGGAGTGGGCATCATGGCCCTGACACCAGAAGTGGAGTTTGAGGATATTGAAGATGACAGCGAAGTCATTGAAACCTCTAAAACATACAAAATAGATTTTGAAAACGGAAGAATTACAAATGAACTGATTACCGGGTTTGAAGCGATCAGACAGTTCGTGTATATCGCCTTACAAACAGAACGATATGCGTACTCCGTATACAGCCATAATGTCGGAAATGAGCTTCAAGACGTGCTTACAGATCATGAAACGACTGATGCCTATAAAAAAATGGAGATTCCGAGGCTGATAGAAGAGGCACTGGTTTATGACGACCGGATATCTGCTGTAACTGATTTTGAGATAGAAAAACAAGGCGATGCGTTTCATGTTTCTTTTTTGGTGGAGACAGATGAAGGGACGCTTGAGATTGAGGAGGTGATTGGCGAAGATGTTTGAAGATCAGACCTTTGAAGAGATTATGGAGCGTATGCTGAACAGCATCTCCGCAGATATTGACACAAGAGAAGGCAGCGTCATTTATAATGCGTTAGCCCCGGCGGCAGCCGAGCTTGCGAAGTCATATATATGGCTGGATACAGTGCTTGAGCTAGTCTTCTCTGATACCGCGCAAGGCGAATTTCTAGACCGGCGTGCAGCGGAAGCAGGGATTGAACGGACAGCCGCGACAAAGGCGGTCAGAGCGGGGGAGTTTACGTCTGGAATTACTATTCCTGTGGGCTCCCGCTTCTATGTGGATAATCTTTATTTTCAATATACGGCAGACGGAACGCTCATCTGTGAAACACCTGGTGAAGCAGGAAACGCCAATCTGACCGGACGCAATTTACTGTCGCTGGATACCATTCCCGGATTAGAGACAGCCATTGTCAAAGAAATCCTGATTCCAGGGCGCGAGGAAGAAGGAGATGACAGCTTAAGAGAACGGTATTTTACAAGGGTTCGGCGTGAAGCTGTCAGTGCCAATAAAATGCATTATAAAGAGTGGGCTGAAGAAGTGGACGGTGTTGGGAAGGCAAAGATCTTCCCGCTTTGGAACGGTGACGGCACGGTCAAAATTGTCGTCACGAATGCGAATCTTGAGCCGGCTTCCAATATCTTAATTCAAAAAGTGAAAGATTATATCGACCCTGAACCAGGACAAGGGGAGGGGCAGGCGCCAATCGGAGCCGTTGTCACAGTAGAAAGCGCCGTCTGGAAGGAAGTTGAGATTTCTGCCGAAGTGCTGCCTGAGATCAATCACTCAATTGATGAAGTGAAGTCAGAAATTGAAGAGGGCGTTTTAAATCTCTTTAAAAAAATGGCGTTCGAAGACAACGTCATCCGCCTTTCTCAAATTAACAATATCGTCTATAATTCACCGTCAGTCAGTGATTATTCCAATATTAAAATCAACGGCACCTCCGAAAATTTGGTGCTGAGCGATGTGGAAATTCCTAAGCTTGGGCAGGTGAAGATCATTGAGCAAACAAGATGACATGACAGCGTATCTGCCTCCGTTTCTCACCAGCCTTAAAGAAATGGCAGAGCTGCTAAAAGCGGAAGCGCCTGAGTTTGATAAACAGAATAACAGCATTTTTGATCTGACGGATCAGCTATTTGTGCCGACAGCGACATGGGGGCTCAGCCGCTGGGAAAAGATTTTAAACGTGCCGCGGGAATCAGGTGACACTGATGAAATCAGACGATTGCGGCTCATTTCAAAAATGTCGAACATCCCGCCAATCACCTACAGGGCCATTGAGCAGGCGGTGAATCGTTTCTTGAAAAAACCATCTGCACAGGTCCGCCGGCTGCCCGGTGAATACCGATTTAACGTAGATATCAATGTTGATGACCTTCAGCACATGAATGAGCTGATCGAAGCCATCGAAAACATGAAGCCCGCTCATTTGGCGTATACGCTCAGAGGCGGATTAAATGAGACGATTCAAATTAAAGATACAGTCATCCTGAATCACCGCAGATACCGAACAGCCGGTGAGCTGAAAGTCGGTTATTCTGTCACCCTTAACAACAATGAGGTGGTTTTAACTTGATTTCAACCATATACAGAGAACGCACAGCTGCTGATCTAAAAAACAGAATTGATCACGTGCTGCTTAACGGACAAAAAACAGAAATAGTAGAGCTCTCCATTGATGGGGCGACAGTCACCGTTCTGACAAAACGTGAGGAAGACATCAAGCATATCGAAACGGTACAAATTGTTGACGAGCTGGGCAATGTAATCACAGAAAGAAAGACTGACCTGGATGTCAGTGAAAACAGAACACTTGATTTCAGATTTACTTTTGAGGTGGTGTAAACATGGCATACGAAGAAAAAACAGACTGGCTTCCGGATGACCCCATCAACGAAGATGACGTCAACCGCTGGGAAAAAGGCATAAAAGACGCCCACACAGACCTGGCCGCCCACAAAAACGACATGAACAACCCCCATAACACAACAAAGGCACAAGTCGGACTGGGGAACGTGGATAACGTAAAGCAGGCGGCAAAGAAGGATTTTGACCAGCACGATCAAGATCAAGTGCGGCATATTGCAGAGGAAGAGCGAGAGAAATGGAATGGCGGTCAGTTATCTAAGATTACGAAAGATGATGGTTCAGTCTTTATCACTATTGACAATGGACAAGACTTTAACGAGGTAGCTGCTCAACAAAAGAAATCATTTACTTTTTACACAGTAAAAACAGGTCTGAATACACCTCCGCAACCCACTAAAGGCATTTATTTGTACTCTTCTGAAAATGATGGGGAAGCAATCGCCATGACAAATGACGGAGGAATTTGGAGAAAAACATTAACCAGCGGTGAGTGGTCCGAATGGGCATCTTTCGAGACAGAAGCTGGATCTAAGAGTAAGGCTGCACAGGCTGAGAAAAATGCTAAAAATTATATAGACAATCATACTGATAATAGCAGTATTCATATCACCAATGATGAGCGTGTGAAATGGAACGGAGCTCAACTGACAAAGTTAACGAAAGATAACGGCAGAAGAACTTGGGTACCTGATGGGACTGATATTCTATCATTATCAACGGGATTTTATTATGGAGTAGGAAAGTATGTAGTAAACAATCCAGTTGATGATGATAATGCTTGGTATAACTACGATGTGATAGAGGGTGAGAGCGGCAGAAAAACAATTGTTGCTTACCAAAGCTTTGAAGTCACCATGTGGATTGGAATGGTGCATACTGACGGGAAATTCAGAGGGTGGAAACGTCTTGTCACATCAGAAGAATTAAATAGTGAAAATATCAATAAAATTACCGATGAGTCTCTTTATCAGGACGCAGCATACTCTGGAAACAACTATCCAATTGGCATTACTACTGTCGCAATTCTTCAAGGATCTACAGGATATCCCTACGAATTAGGTGAAGTGCTGAATATAAAATCGAGCAAATACCGTTTTGCTCAATTTTTCTTTTATGCTGGAAACACAGGCCAAAAGAAAGTATTTATTCGTCATTGGTACGATACTGTAGGCTGGACTGATTTTATTACCATTCCTTCATCAGAGGAACTAGAATCTGTTTTAAATACAGCAAAGCTTTATACGGACAGTCATGCTAATAACACGGAAATCCATGTCACACAGAACGATAAAACTAAATGGAATAACAGCCAGATTTTCAAATTGACTCAAGATGATGGAACGTTGGGAAAATTCTACAATGAAGATTTAAATAATATAACAAAAACAGGATTTTATTATATTTATTCATCGACCACGGAATTAAATGCTCCAATTAATAGAAATGGGTATTTGCTTGTCTATAATGTTGAAACTTATCCTTATCAAGAGTTTACTTCTTATTCGGGATATACAGATTCAATTCCAGACAATAGAAGAAAATTTATCCGAAATAAAAAGCAAGATTCAGAAGAGTGGACTCCATGGATGGAGATCGAATATTCACAAGGAGCACAAGCAAAAGCAGATAAAGCCTTAGCTGATGCAAAAAACTATGTTGACACAAATTATACAAATCAAAAATTAACCAAACTTACAGGGTCTAATGCAATTCAAGATGCAAGAACTGGAGGGGATGAGTATCCTCAGGGATTAACTTTAATAGATATAGGTCAAGGAAATAATACCGGTTACCCACTTCGTTATGGCTTCGTGAAAAATGAGAAATACAGTGATTTTAGATTTGCTCAATATTTTTATGGGACTGGAAATGAATCTGGCAGTTATATTGATAGTACCGGTACATGGATACGTCACTGGTGGAGTGGTTCAGGCTGGACAGCTTGGCACAAAATTTCTGGATTTGCACATGCGTATATCCGGACTACCGGCATACAGTATTTGGATAAAGCAGCCCATACAAAAATTCAGTTCAATCGCAAAATAAAAGATAGTCATAATGCTTTTGATACAAAGAATAGTAGATTCGTTGCTCCTAATGATGGAATGTTTTTAGTAGGAGTTGGGCTGTATATGATAAATACACCGGCTTACATCAATTTTCATTTGAAACTCTATCTAAATGGATCATTGTATAAACCAATTGACCATAAGAGAGGGGACTTTGTTGATAAGGAAAATGAAATGAACCTTGACTTAAATGGTAATGTAACCGTTCCTATGAACAAAGGTGACTATATAGAGATCTATTGCTATTGCAACTATCATGGTACTGATAGAAGAGGTGTATCCGATTATAACGAAGTATACAATTATATAGACATTCAAGAACTTGGAGGGCTTAACTATCCTACAGTATAAGTATAGGAGGAAAAACGATGATCGCAGAAGCAATCATGTATAAATACCCCAATACAGATCCAACAAAAGATTTTATCGTTCAAAATGACGGGGAAGGGTCTTATATAGCTGAATGGAACCTGCGCGCCCCAATCCCAACCCAAAAAGAACTCGAATCCTGGTGGGAAGAGCTACAAAAAAACCCACCGTATGAGCCGCCTGATCAGGTGGAGTTTCTCGCTCAGGAATTGTCCCAAGAAAAGCTGGCTCGTAAGCAGCTAGAAGAGCTGAACAAAACGTTGGGGAGCGAGCTGTCAGATATAAAGCTTTCATTACTTTCCTTGAAAGGAGATCATGCTGAATGAATTATTGGGTGCTTGCCCTCTATTATGAGTGGGCGACAACGGATATGGTGAAACAGGCCATCGCATATCAAGACTGTTCATTTGAGGACCTGGCAGAGGGTGTGAACAAAAAGCTAATCACATCTGACCAGTATAAAGAAATTACCGGTAAAGCCATGTAAGGCTTTTTTATTTTGCCTGTTTTTAGATCAAAAGGAGGATGAAGATGGTGAAGTATCAATATGAATTTCCTCTCGATAAGACTGGAAAAGCCGGAGCTGTAAAGCCCTATAGAGGAGAAAAAAGTGATTTTGTGACACCTGTTTCGAACTTGTCAGGTGTCGCGGAGATTTTAACAAACGCTGCCTTAAAGGCGACTGAGGCATACAGTCAGCTCGGGCAAGACAGGCTGGGCGCAGTTCTGGTTTCGAAAGTGAAGGGATGGGCGTATGCAGATCGTGAAGGTACGCTCTTTATAGAAGAAAGCGACAATAGCAATGCTTGGACAACGACAGCAACAGTTAATGTCCCAGCGGGTGTCCTGACAGCGACAGACTGGGTGTACCTTTCTAAACGCTATTACCGCTTCCGTTATGTGAACGGGAATCTTCAGCAATCTGAGTTTGTTTTATACCAATCAGTCGGTGCGGGAGAAATGGACGTGCGTTTAAATAGAAAAGCGCCTTTGCAGATAGACTTTTCGGAGCTTCAGACAGACGGTGGACGGCTGAAAGTGGAAGCTGGCAAGACGTTTGACTTTGTCTTTCATGAAAATGCCGAGTCCGCGGGTGAGGGTGCCGCGTTACCTGTGAACGGCACCGCACATTTACTCGTTGAAGTATACGGCACAGCGGAAACGAGTGAGGTGAAATTTTGGGGGAAATCAATGTCAGGACAGAAACTTCCGATCAGAGGCGTGAAATCTGATGATGCGTCCTCTGCCTCGAGTACGTTAGGGAAAGCTGAGGCGTGGGCCTTTAATATTAAAGGTTTCAAGGAGATCATCATGGAGATCGCCAGTATCACCGGCGGGACTCTTTCGATAAAAGGAACCGTGGTTTCATAACCATTTCGGCCCTCGGAAGGGAGGTGATCCGCATGTAAAGGAGGAGTGAGTAATGCAGCAAGAGATAGATGTGAATGTGTTTCAGCAGGATTTTGCAGACATGAAAGGTGAGCACAAAGCGCTGGAGCAAAGAGTTTCCGTATTAGAACGAGTATCTGACCGGCAAGATCAGCAAATCATGACGCTGAACGAAAAATTAAACAAAATTGATGAAAATACAACGTGGATTAAACGCACCATCACAGGTGCCATCATTACAGCAGTATGCACAGGGGTCATTGGCGGAGCCATCGCCATTATGTACAACCTGCTGCAGCATTAAAGGGGGATTTTTATGAAAATGTTTGACAAAGGCACGGTCATCAGGACGGTGCTTCTTTTGGTTGCATTAATCAACCAGACCATGCTGATGCTTGGCAAATCACCATTGGACATTCAGGAGGAGCAGGTCAATCAGCTTGCTGACGCTCTTTATTCTGCCGGATCTGTCATTTTCACAATTGGAACGACACTTGCCGCTTGGTTTAAAAACAACTATGTAACAGAAAAAGGGAAAAAACAGCGTGATTTGTTAAAGGAAAATAATCTGACCAAATAAGGAGAGATGAAAATGGTTAACATTATCCAAGACTTTATTCCAGTCGGTGCAAATAACCGTCCAGGCTATGCAATGACCCCGCTTTACATTACAGTGCACAATACTGCGAACACTGCAGCCGGAGCGGATGCTGAGGCCCATGCCCGCTATTTAAAAAATCCTGATACGGCGACAAGCTGGCATTTTACAGTTGATGATACAGAAATTTATCAGCATCTGCCTTTAAATGAAAACGGCTGGCATGCAGGAGATGGAAACGGCAGCGGCAACCGGGCTTCTATCGGGATTGAAATTTGTGAAAATACCGATGGGGATTTTGCACAAGCAACAGCAAATGCCCAGTGGCTCATCAAAACATTAATGTCTGAACACAATATCAGTCTCGCCAATGTCGTCCCTCATAAGTATTGGTCTGGGAAGGAATGTCCCCGAAAATTGTTGGATACGTGGGATTCGTTTAAAGCCGGAATTGGGGGAGGCGGCAGCCAAACTTACGTCGTGAAACAAGGTGACACGCTTACATCCATAGCGAGAGCGTTCGGTGTTACTGTTGCTCAACTGCGAGAGTGGAACAATATCGAAGACCCGAATGTCATTCAGGTCGGTCAAGTGTTAATTGTAAGTGCACCATCGTACGCTGAAGAACCAGAACTCTATCCGCTTCCTGACGGCATTATCAAACTAACAACGCCTTACACCTCAGGAGAACACGTCTTTCAGGTGCAAAGAGCACTGGCCGCCCTCTATTTTTACCCTGATAAAGGAGCTGTCAACAACGGAATTGACGGCATTTACGGACCGAAAACAGCTGATGCAGTTGCGCGTTTTCAGTCTGTTAACGGTCTAACCGCCGACGGTATTTACGGGCCGGCGACTAAAGCGAAGATCGCAGCACAATTAAGCTGATCACAGCGCACGAAAAATCCCGGAGTTTCTCCGGGATTTATTTTTTCTTCTTTAACTTTTTTAAAATTCCTGCACTCCGCTCCCTCACCCGAAGCGAATACCCGGAAAGGCCAAACTTTCCGTAATCAACAAACTTCACACGCCTCACCAATTTTTTCACTGTATCACCTGACAATATCCTCTGTTTGTTTTAGTATATGTAACCCTTATAAGAAAAGGAATAAGGACAAGAGCTGTTTTCTCTTGTCCTTTTAGTGTGATCATGCTTTTTTTCGTTTATACTCGTCAATCAGCCGTTCGTTTTCTTTGAAGATTCTTGCTGTATGCGGGCTGACTTGATAGCTTGCGACACTGGTGGTTGAACGTTTCTTCAGGATTTTAAACGACTTCGCCGCGCGGGGCTCGCATCCGTTTTGAAATGCGCGTTCCAT